ATAGGTCACCTTTTTGGTCTGGCCTATGCGGTGTGCTCTGTCCGCAGATTGCAGCCGAACTTCTAAGCTCCAGTCATGGTCATAATAAATGACAAGTGTCGCAGCAGTTAGGGTGATGCCGTAGCCACCAGTCTTGGGCTGCATCACTAAGTATCTCAGCTTGCTCTCTGGCTTTTGAAATTCTTCAATGATGGCAGTTCTTTCTTCTGACTTCACCTCACCAAAGATGCACTTCACAGAGCCAAAACCAAATTGCTCTCCAACACCATCCATTAGGTCTTTGATGGAGGGAATGAAGTTTGCCCAGATAATAACCTTCTGGTCTCCTGCTTCTTCCAGCAGCTCAAGCACTGCTTCA